ACCCGTATTAATTACCGACTGCAGAATTTGCTTCAATGCATTCTCGATTAGACCGCCGATTATATCATCCAGCTTCGAGGTTACTTTATCTAGTGCTTTGTCAAGAATGCTTTGACCATACTGCTGCGCCGCCTGCCCGAGGCTCTCCCTTCCACTTATCAGACCTCTTATTTCCGCGCCGGGCGAGAATATTTCCCCAATTTCATGAGCCTGCTTTTTCTGCTCCTCGGCTCGTTTATCGTCCAGCGCCTTTCCCTCGTTGACAATCTTCTGATGCTCCAAAAATTCTTCGCGCTCCAGTTTCGTGCGCTCGTCTTTATCTTTCCGTGCCGCCTCTAGTTTTGCGTTGTAGTATTTTTGATCAGCATCCAGCTTTTGCTCTAACAGATTTTTCTCACCTTGAATCTCCTGCTCTACCGAGATCACACCAATTGCTGCTAATGCCTCAACATGCCTCTTTGCTTCGGCCAGCTCTTCGTCATTCACTCTTTGCTTAAACGTTTGTTCGGCTATTGCGTCCTGCTCTACCCGCTTATCACGTTCTTTCTCCAGTGTATCGATCTTCTTATCTATCTCTCGGCGTAACTTCAGATCCTGTTCGCTACCACCTTGCACCGCGCCTAATTTTTTTTGCCAAAAGTCCACCTCAGCGGCTAATAATTGCGCTTTGGTCTGCGTAGAGATCTCCTCAGACTGCCTTTGCGCCATTTCTTGCAGACGCAATTCCTCTTCGTATTCCTGCATCCTGGTATCCGTACCGCGTCTGCCCGCGCCCGCACCTCCTGCCCGCTCGGTTCCTGCTGGTCTCGTCCCCGGTGGCGGTTCTGGACGCGGCAAAGGCGGCGGGAGCAGATGCCGCGCTCCCTCGTGCGGATCAATAGGGTGGAGGGTTTCATAATACCATTCCGCAAGATCATCACGAAGCTTTTTTGTCGTCGCCCAAAATTCCTCCACTTTTTTAATCGCCGCCCCGATTGCATTAACTAACTCATCAAACAATTTAATGACAACGTCGATTGCGCCCTTCAAGAAGCCAAATGCCTCATGCCCTAATGTTTTTAAATCAAGATTCAGCTTATGCGCCGCTAGTGCTGTTTGATCTTCACCAGCCGCATTCTCCTTCAGCGCCGCTGAGTACTCCTTTGCTGCTGCAAGAACGCTTTTCCACTCCGCATCACTCGCTCGCAGCAATGCCCCGAGATTCTGCACATTGCGGCCAAGTATCTCGTGCAACAAGCCAAGATTACGAAGTTCTGGCGCGAGTTCGCGATATCTTGTTACGATGAGGGTCAATAGACCTGTTAAATCTTTGCTGCTTTGCGCAAACTCTTCAGTACTGATATGAAGATTATGAATGCTTGCTATAGCGGCCTTATTACCCTCCTCTACTCGCTGCACAGTCAACGCCAAGCGGTCTAATTGTCTCTCGGCTCCATCCGTGCTTCCGGTCAATATCGCCAATGCACCAGTCAATTGACCAAACGATTCGATCGTCATGCCATAAAGATTCGCCATATCCAAGGCATGAGCACCCGCTTCCGAAAATGCTTCCGCAAATTCTTTTAATTTCTCGATGGCATACGTCAATCCCAACGCTTCACCAAGCCCCGACGCTGCTTCCGCAAACTCCCCTAGAGGTGCACGCAGCCCTTCAATCGCCGTCTTTGCCTCTTCTACGCCGGCGAGAAGCCCCTCAACGCTCGCGCCAAATACAACTTTTACATCATCAGGCATTAGGCGTTCTCCGCATCAACTCAGCGGCATCAAGCGTAAAATTCGAAAAACCTGCAACGGATAACTCTCGGCGCAACATGCCCAGATACGGATCGACGCGTTCTACAATCCGTTTTCCTGTACCTTTCTTGAGTGTCCACTTGTCGGTACCGACGATGATCTCAACGACGCCACCCCGTGCCAAAAACCCATTGATCTGTCCCATCGGCAGAGGTTCGCGCCATGCATCCGGATACTCGGGTTCAACAAACAGCACCATTCGGCGCTCGCCCGGATCAACTGCGCCATTCAAATACGCATCCTGGCAGAATACGATGTGGCAGCGATCAGGACGCAGCGCCGGTGGCAAGACCTGTCCTCGCGGATAGCCGTTTGTCGGTGTTCGTACCTGCGATTGCAGCCAGATGCACTCAAATGCCCGGCATGCATCCGGTCGCTCCGCATATACGCCACAGCGACCACCGCGTCGCGACCACTCTACTGCCTTGCACCATTGACACGCCGGCTTGTCAATCTCCTCGACCGCAAGCAACCGGCAGCACAGGGCACAACCGTCGCAGGATGCCGTCAATCTGGCCTCTGCCGCATCAGCTCGGCGACATCGAAGATTGGTACCGGCAGGCTCATATCCATCTCGCCAGCCACCATTCCCGGCATTCCGGCGAGCACGATTGCGCTTGGAATTGATTCTCCCGATTGAATTTCCCGAGGTATAGCAACAGGAGATTCGGATTTTACGCCAAAGAATGCCGCCAGCATTACATGGATCGGCGGATGCCGACTCCAGTACGCACACAATTCCTCGACATCAAACAGCGTCATTTCATCGATTACTGGGTAAGGATATCCGCAGGCGGTGGCGAGGAGTCCATAGACATCGCCCCATTGAGCTTCGCCACCGCCGCCGCTTCCCCCGGTTGCAGACCAGATCCGGTCAACACCGCGAGAATGACCGCTCGAGCGTTACCAACATCGATCAGCTCAAGCACCCTTTCGCTTGTCATGTCCGGATAATTGCGGCTCAATGCCGCCGCAACGATCTCGCCAACCGAGTCGATTTGCTCCGCCGACATGCCGCGCGCATCAGCCGCTACCTCGGTCATCGATCGTATCTTTGATTCAAGCTTACGTAGCTGTCCCAGCGTCAGAGGCGGCACCATCCACTCTTGACCACCCATCGAAATTTTGATTCCCGGTATCATTGACTCACCGCATTGTATCTGCCGACCGTCCCCGACGCATCCGCAAACGCCGCAAAGTCAAACGCATTTAGCGTCCAGTTGTCTTGCGCTGTCGGGAACGACAGAGAGTTTGACACACAAGCATTGAGCTCCATCGTCCACGGTAGGCTAATATTTTGCACGCCGCCTGGAACCGTCGGCGAGATCTTTTGAAAGATTCGACATTTCCACGCTGGCGTGTAGCCCTGTGGCTGGTTAGTGATCAGAACATTCATCCCAGTTGTCGGCAGGCTGTAGAGATAGCTGATGCGGATTGCCTTCCCCGCATCGGCTGCCGCGAACGTATAGACGCCGGTCGATAAGTTGACGGTATATTGCAGTGTTGCGCTTGGCGCTGTCGCGGTATTGAACCGATCCCCGCTCGCTGCCATCCACACGCCGAGATCGTCGAGATAGTTCACCGCCTGTGCAACAGTAACCGAGTACGGCGGGTTCTGCGGTATCGTCTGCGGCTCATCCTGCGAGACCGTGTCCGATCCCGCACCCGGCGCCAGACCAAAGAAAAGATCTGCATACAGCAAGACATTGATCTGCGCCAGTTTCGCCTTTCCCGTCACCTTGCCCTGCCCGCGGGCAATCGCCGCCGGAAACTGGAACTGGCCGTATAACTCCTTCTGCGTATAGGAGAACGTAATATCAACGTCTTGCAACAGACCAAATTGGCGTGGACCGATCCCAGTCCCGCTAAGATCTACTCTTTGCCCGTACATCACGGCGGGCCCGAAGCTGAGCTGGGTCATTGTTACTTGTCCTTTGTTTAACTACGCGCCCTAACTGGCGCTACACCATTGGCACAGGGCTAAATGCAGCGTATCTCGATGGGTACGACCGCAATCGCCTGGTCACCAAGCACACCTTCATCGGTCTCGACGCGTCCATTAAGGCGTGCCCACTCTACCATTCCCGGTAATCCCAAATCCTGCACCCCTGTCCCTTGATTTGGAGCCAGCGCCCACTCGATCGCGTCAAGCAACGGATTCATTAAAATTGCTGGCGCCATATGAGGATCGGAAGAATGCACATACACATAAACGTCGGCATACAATGTCCAGACGACCGGTAGATTTACCGCGCCCTGGCGCGTTGCCCCTTCTTGGTGCTTTTGTGACATAAACAGCGCCGGTTGCTCGCTGGCGTCTACATCAGTCCAATGCCGTAAACGCCGATCTTTTGTCGTAAAATTCGCGGCGTTGCTGACGAGATCCCACAATGCACTGTAGACGGCCTCCCGAATAATCAGCGCCGGTACTCCGCGCGATCTCTCGGTCGCAGTCGGATCGCGTGCGGCCCATAACAGACCTTCACTTCCGTTCCGGTCCTATCCTTATAGGTAACTTCGCCACTCTGATCATCGGCTTCGATCAGTTGCCAGCCAATATCGCGGCAATCCTTCAAATTAACCGCCTTCCACGCTTTCGCCTGATCGCCCGAAACTCTCATCGCTGCACTTCCTGATTTACAGCGGCTTCAATCTCACTCTTTATCCGCGGGGCCATCTCCCGTAAAGCCGAGCGCATGAACGAGCGCTCCGGGAGCGGCGGATGCATCACACGCATGGCGAAGACCGTCTGACCGTTAATCTCAAACGCAAGTGCTCGCGCCGATTTTGGCAGGATTTCCCAGCTATGCGGAACGCCAAACTCGTGGAATTTGCCGTAATAGACAGAACTGCCCCAGCCACCCTTGACTTCGGTTGCCGTACTCGTTGTCGGAATGGCATGAATGCCTGATCGCAGAGCGCCGGTCCTGACATGAAGAACTTCACCCGACACCTTCTGCTTGGACAGGCGCTCGCCCTCTAACGACAGTCGAGTAATCGCTCGAGCGAGACCCGCCTGCACACGTCTTGGCATAGCGCTAAGCTTGGCAATCAATTCCTGGTCGCCAACCAGATAAGCGGTGATCATCGGCTGCTGCAGTACGCCTCTATCGACAATCCGATGCGTTCCAGCTCTTCGCTCGCCTCCAGCGTTTCACGCCGTGCGTCATCACACGCCGACTGGACGAAATATAGATGGTTCGGCTTATATTGAGTGCATCGATTGCCAACGATCGTGCAGATCACGATCGTCAATTCATACATCACCCGGGTTCAGTCAGGATCGGTGCGCCACTTTCAAGCTCTACCACCGTCGACGTGTCTTCGAGTTGGATAGCCGTCGGCGGTGGCGGAATTCGTATCGCTCGCTTGATCGTGGCCGGCCGACGATACTGCCACAGCAACATTTCGACATCGGACATATCCCGCACGGAAAACATCGACGTATCATAGGTGACCGATTCCACGCCGCCTATGTTCACGGTTTTAATGCCGAGCCTGGTTCGCTCCTTGTATTGCAGCGCCACCATTTTGATGCATGCTTCCTGAATGTCAGCCGGGATCGACGCATAGCCTGCTGTATATTGTATCAACACGTTCGCCACCCCGCGCGGAAACCGATACCCCAGCAGGATTACCGAATTGTCGCCCTCTATAAAATATCCAGGGCCATTCGAAAAAAAGTCCACTTGGGGAATCACTTGCGGAGCGCCCCAACCCCAACTCCAGCCGCGGATCGCTAACGACTGGACCGATACGATCGGATATTCTGCGAGCTGCATGCGATAAGGACGCTCGCCACCAGGCCCATCGCGCATCTCCTGAAAGTTTCCCAAGGCGATCGAACGCGCAAGCCAACTCTCGATAAAATCCGATGACGAACCTATCAGCCGCACCAGCAACTCATCATCGCGCGAGTTCATCGCTCGCTCGCCCGTCGACAGGTACGCCTTGACGTTAGCCAGGGTCGCCAGATCTGACATCGGTCGGTGTGCTTTCGATTTCTCTTACCGTGATTTGAGCATATTCTCTGTATGACGCCGCCCCACGCATCTTCCCAATCGCATAAGCCTGCGCCTCATTCTCGGCAGCAGTGAACACCGTCATCAGGTAGCTGACCGTGACTTCGTATTCCGGCATATATTTACCCTATAGCAGCAAATAGATCATCGCGGCGACAAGGATCACGACGATTGCACCGATCGTCCACATCAACAAAGCTTCCCGTACTGGCGTGCTGAGCTTCAAAAACAGCAAGCTCCCGAGAGCATCGCCGCTATCCACACGATTTCCATCGCGAGGATCATCAACAGTGTCATGCTGATGACCTGGAACAGGAAAGGCTTATCTACCGCGGAACGGTGCGTGAGGCGGTTTCCGACGCCGCGCTGCTGCTCTATGCGGCTGCGTTGCCGGTCCCGGTTTAGCTGGTCGTTTTGGGCGAGCCACCGGCCCCGGCTTCTTCGCCTTGTGCGGTCTCCACACCGGCCCCGGTCGACGTGCCCTCATAGATATAAAACCCACTTACGCCGTTGAGAAACCATCCCACAATATCAAGCCTATCCGCCGGCACGTCAATCGCCCATGGCCCACCCTGATCACCAAGCGCATGTGGCTGCGCGAGCGGTGTCAGCTGCAAACGATAGGGCAAAAATCCCATTGGCCCATGCGACGGCGGGAAATAATATCCCCCGGGACAAAGAACCAGGGTAATTACATCGGCCATATTTCCTACTCCCCTGAGCCATGATAGCATCAAACCTGTCCCGCAGCGAGGCCGGGATACGCCATGTCTCCGTTTTTTCGATAATGGGCGGAGAATCAGTCGGGCAACGCTTGTGGACGGGGCTGCGGGACTTAAAGCCTTATGGATCGATCGCCCGGCGATGAACTTCATCGGCGAGCTCAAGCAGCAAACGCTCTATCTCACCGGTTACGGCGGTCTCATATGGTCGCGGGTTCGTCAACTCGGCGAG